ATATGTGTAAGAAGCTTTTCCTACTGGGGTTACATAGTTTGACATGGTTTTACGTGTTTTAAAGTTAAAAAATTATTCTGAAATCACCGTGAAATCAGACTTAATAGTTGGTAATACTTCCGGCCTCTTATCGCTAAGAGGTACCATGGTATTACCGGTATCAGGTGTCTCACAAAGTGAGGCCACCAAATCTTTACCCACAAGCTTCTCTAGTTGAGCTGGGGATTTTAATTTTGGCTCGGTATATATTAGAGCAGTGTTATCAAGGTTTGATTCCTCTTCCACCATATACCGAACAGTGCTTTCGTCAACTTTCCATTTACGGTTAGCTCTCTTCTTCACAAGCTTATACCCTTCAATGGTTCTTCCGCTCTCTAATTCATTGAAGGCAAAAGCTTCTACTGACTTAACCCAAGAGGCTAACATTGGTGCTGATTCTAAAACCCTTTTGAGGTCTGCCTTTTTTAGAGTGTCTGGCTCTGGTAATATTATAGCTCCATCACTAAACTCTGCCTTGGCAACTTCCAAAGCTCTTTGCTCTAGCTTCGGACAGACCGCAGCCGCATCACAAAAAGTACACCAATCGCCCTCTTTAAATTTAGGGTTCTTAGCTTGAGTAGCTTTAATTCCTTTCTTTAAAATCTTAGCATACTTTTCTAAGTAGCCTACTGTTGTGATCCAAGACTTAACAGCTTCACCTTCAGAGTTTGGTTGCACTATGGTTAGTTTAATCTGACTCTCTGGGTGAAGATCATGTATGTGTGCTGCTCCTAACCCGTAGTAAGCTAGTTGCTTATTCTCCTCCGGGGATACAGACTTATAACCATTTTTGTAATCAATTACCTCTAACATCCCCAGTACATTAGAATATATACTAGCATCATTAGTACCAAACATATCTTCATGTACAAAATCTAAACTAAATTTAGTTTCAATAAACATCTCTCCTAGTTTAGATTGCTGGCGTACATAATTCACATATACCTCTACCCCATCAATCATGGCTTGATCAACTGGGTATTTGGTACCATCATCTAAAGTAATATCTTTACCTAGATAAGTTTGAGGTTCCCCCATATCCAGGAGAGCCAACTCACCTAATTTGTGAGCTGCTGTTCCTTTGGTAGCTGCACTACTGCTTGGTTGTGGTGGTACTGTCTCGGATAGCTGAATGCTACCCGGACAATTTAACCAACGCTCCGCAGAAGATGCTCCATATTTTGAATGTAATTCTGGCATAGCTATTGTTTAATTTCATTTAATTTGATTTAATAATTCCTCATACTTCTCTTGAGGTACAGCAGGGAAAGTTTTATAGCCACCTAAAGATTCAAGTATGGTTGCTAGTACTGACTCCCCATATGATTGGATAAAAGCTACTAACTCTTTCATAACTTCTTCTTTGGTCGGTAGAATTTTTTCAGCTACAGGTACGGTTTCTAGCTTCTCTACTTCTACGTCTGGTTCTACTTTAACCTCAACAGGTTTATCTATTTTTATTACTTTTTTAACTGGTTTTACTTTCTCTACTACAGTTTCTTTTACTTCCGGAGTTGGTTGTGGTCTAAGGTCCATGCTCATTTGACCAGAGATCTTATCCTCTTCCAAAGCTACTAACCTAGCTATGCCATTAGCAATGTTGCCTAGTAGTTCTGTATTAAGTGTTTCAATTGCAACTGAACAATTGTTTTTCATCCGTATTAGTTCTTCAACTTTTTTAATATCCATAGTTTATTTTTATTTTAAGATTAAATTATTAATTAATAGTTGGGCTTGTGTATCCCGGTAGATCCAACGTGGGCTTTTTCTTAGCTGTTTTAAAACCTAGAAGCCAACGCTGAACACAGAGATCCATCTCTTTTGGATGCTTTAATATGTCGTAAGCATATTGAAGAGTCCAATTTTCTTCACCTCTACCACCTTTAGAAGTGTCATTTATTTGTACCTTAATTATATCCATTACCGCGGTTTTGTTTTCACCTACCTGTGCCAAAGTCTTAGTCTTTATAAACTTTATGTGCATGTGGTTTTGAAAGTGCTTCTTAAACTCTTTCATTAATTTTGGTATGTCTTTATGTTCGATGTCCATTAGTGTTACGCTCATAGTTATTGCATTATTTGGTTAATTAAATCGTTCGTCATACTTAGCCAATATCTTATCAGCCCAGTTAATTGCTGTGCTAATATCTTTGCAGTTTGTGGCACCGGCTACGTGAGCGGCAGCTAATGACCACACTTTAGCCCTATCCATCTTATTAGATTCTTTGATTTCAAGTTTAGATAATCTTGGAACTATGCTTTTAATCTCCTGTTCAATATCCTTGAGCTGTTCATTAACTTTAAATCTTTTTGTTTTATCTACCATTTTATTGCATTATTTGATTAAGTGTTTAATCCTGCGATATTCTTATATAGTCCACGCCTTTTATATTCATGTACTCATCAGCAAATTCATCTTTTTTATCTTTAACTATGTCTTTCCAATCGTTAAAATCTGCCTCCAAGTATTTAAATATAGAGTTTCCTTTATAGTCAAACGCAGTGCGAACCTGAAATTCCCGGTATTGAGCATAGCCGCAAGTAGAGAAAGTGTCTTCGTAATCAGATTTAAACCCGTAATGGCTAGTTTTTCTCAAAGGGATTCTCACAGTAGGGTTTTGAATAGTATAGTGGGAGAAACTTAAATACCCTAAGAGGTGGTTAGTCTTAGCCTCTCGCACTTCTAAGTAAGATAGTGGGTTAAAAAGAGTATCTAAATCTACTATATTACTTTCAAATTTTAAGATGTCTACGCTCATATCTATTGCATTATTTGATTAATTGTTTTCTCCTTATCGAAGATAGATTTAAGCATAGTTTCATCCAAACTTTTCTCTACGACTAGGAACTTGGCAGTTACATTGTGCTTCTGTCCAATACGGTGACAGCGATCTATCGCTTGGTTAATCTCTCCCGGTACCCAACTGGATTCTACAAATACTACATCACTAGCTGCGGTTAGTGTTAGGCCAGTACCTGCGGCTTGTATTTGTCCTATAAAAACCCTGACTCCCTTCTTGTTCTGGAAGTCATCTACTGCTTTTTGTTTATTAGCCAGAGTATGTTTACCTGTTAGAATTACCGGGTTAAATGCTGCTAACTTATACTTAAGAAAATTCATTACATCATGGTGGTAAGCAAAGATAACTATTTTATCTACACTTTCCAGCATATCTTTAATGTAGTTAGCGCTCTCATCTAATTTTAGCATGGCTAGTTCTCTTCTGATAGTGGCTAGTTCTCCCATATTACCTTGAGCAGGAGCTTTCTTTAGATTTTCTGCGGACATGAATTCTGTCTTAGCTATAATAATCTCTGCTTTTTTATCCATTTCAAAAGGTATAATCTGTATTGTTTTTTCGGGTAATTGTTTCATCACGTCTTTCTTTAAACGTCTTACCATGCAAGTAGCTCGTAACCTCACTCCTAACTCTTCTATATTGGCAGATCCACTAGTATCTAATCCCCATCTGCTATTGTAAGCGGCGCAGAAGCGGTAAGCATAGTTACGATAGTTCTCAAAGGGTTTTAAAGTATCTAATGATAGTATTTTTAGCAAAGAATATAGCTCAATTGGACGATTAAGCATAGGCGTTCCTGTCAAAAAAATTTTCTTATCTACGTCACGGGCCAGTTTAGCTACGTTCTTAGTACGAACTGTCTTAGCATTCTTTAGGTAATGTGCCTCATCACATACCAACACATCTGGTTTAAATGCTTTTAGCTGATCCATAATTACTTTAGATTTAAGTAAGTCATAATTAACTATGATAGTATCGTGGCCCTCACCAGTTAGTATAGAATCCTCTATCATGAAGTTATCTTTACCCCCTGATATAACTCTAGTAGAGAAAAGTCCGGTTCCCCATTTGTGAAATTCACGCTCCCAGTTTAGTTTTAATGAGGCAGGGCAGATGATTAATCTTTTCTTATGGTTTGCAATGTTAAGGTATTCAATCACTTGTAGGGTCTTTCCTAGTCCCTGTTCGTCAGCTAGTAAGACATTCTTACGATCCAAAAGTTCTTCTACTCCTGCTTTTTGGTAATCAAATAGTTTATCAGAAATCCTTAAGTTTTTCCCTAAGAAATACTGGCTATAACTACTATCTACATTAGCAGAAATTAATCTTAATTCATCTGGGATATTTAAACCTGTTAGTTTTAGTTTTTCTACCGCAGTTACCGCAATGTAGAAATTGTTTGTGAACCACCGTTTGGTTGTAGATTCCCACTTAAACCCTGCTGCTTTGATGGCTTGGCGATCTCCGTAGCCGCAGGTGATATAATATTTGTTGTCTTCAAAAGTAATTTTCATAGTCATGTGTTTACGTGTTTTAAATTTCAGAAGATTAACATCCAAAAACGAATTAAAAATGTTAATCTTCCTTAGAACCCCGTTTATAATGTTTTATGTTCTCTTATGTATTAAAAACAATTTTTAACAAGGTTCGTAATAGATTGTACTTGTAAGAACTAGTAAGTCAAGTAATTATTTTAATTATCACACTTATTTATCCAGGTTCCTGTCAAAAAAATTTTCTTATCTAGATGATCTCCTAGAAAATTATCTAGATGATCATCTAGAAGATAGCTATCGTGGTCTTCGTTTTGATACTCTATCATCTCTCTGCAACCCTCAAGTTGGTCCTTTAGTCTATTAAGATCGTCTAGGAGGATTAATACTTTTATTCCCTCATTCATATAAAGTAATTATTTTAATTATCTCACTTCCACATCCAGTCTAGATGATCATCTAGAAGATAGTTATCGTGGTCTTCGTAGTTATCATATTCTAGCCAACCATTCTTTTTAGCTATCCAATCGGCCACTTCTATTTCTACTGGTTCCCCAATTGCGTAAGGAGGTAATATTATCTGGCTTCTTGGTAGCCAAACATCCGTACCCCTGCACGTTACCTTTATAGCCTTGTCTGTTTTAAATCTTACTATTACTTCTATTTTCATTTCTTAAATCCTGATTGAGTTTTTCCATTAATTCTTATAGTAGTACGCTTCCATCCAAGGTGGCGGAGAATACTGCCTATTCGTTTCTGCTCTCGGAATCCGCAATTAACGATGTCTTTACCAAAAGCCTCTTCCCATATTTCATGTATGGTGATTTTATCTTTACCATTTTCATCTAGCCATTTATCTACTGTTGGTTCCCAATCATCTTGGTTAAACCTCTCTTCTTGTTTACTTATTGAAATCTTACTAGCCTCTTCATCATCTAGAAATAACTTTTCCCCTGCTTTAAATCTTGCTATAGCTTCTGCATAGAATAGGGGTAATGTTTCTTTAATCTGCTTGTAATCAATTTTTATAATCTCCACAGGCCACATTCTCCGGTTGCCAGTTTCATCTTGTAAGAATCTATCCTTATTTGTGGTTGCCATTATGATACATTGGCGAGGTAAATCTCTTGGTAATTTATCATAAGGTAATCTATCTCTGTCGGTTCTCCTTGATAAGAAAGCTTTAACCTCATTTACATCTGCATTATTGAACATTGTCAGCTCTGCATTCTCTACTATCAACTTAGATCTCATCCGTAATATTACATCTTTGTTGTTCACATCCCCTAAATTATCTGTGTACCATTGCGGTTTTATAGCTATAGTTTCTAGCAGGGTAGATTTTCCTATCCCTTGCGCACCTATTAGGATTGGTAGATAATCAAACTTGATACCTGGCACAAAAATCCTAGCCACAATTGCAGTAAAAATCTTAATTCCTATTTGCTGGGTATAAGCATCATCCGTAGTGCCACAAAAATCTGGGAAGAACCTAGCTAATCTCTCTATACCGTCCCACGCTGGCAACTCATTGAAGTATTCTTTAACTGGGTGATATTCATTATCAAGAGAAACTGATCTTGAGGCTTCTAAAATAACTTGGGTACTTGGATCAAATCCGGTTTTGTTTAGCTCGGCTTTCATCCTTATTATATCATCATCATCTATCACCTTGTCTGTAGGGTCCGTCTTAGCCGGTTTTTTATGCCATAATGCCGGCTCTCTCCAAATAGTATCCATAGAAAATAGGTTTACTGCTAGTTTTCCTTTGAATTGGGGTAAGTTTTTAAGATAAATACAAGTGTTTTGAGTACCAAAGTTTGCTCTAGATACTGGACCAGTTCCATCTTTACCACCTCTTATTAACTGATCCGTCCATGGTGTAAGATCTTCTGCTTGCTCTATTACCTCTGCATCCTGCAATTTCTTTTCAACTGGTTGCTCTTGGAAGTCCACAGCTATTGATCTTGTTGGGGCTGTATTTTTCGAATACTTAAAAGCGTGTTTAATAGTAGATTGTAATACTGATGGGGATAAGATTGGTTGGTTGTGAGTTTGGTTATATGGTAGCAATAAATCATGAACCGTAGTATATGAAAGCCCTTGGTCTTTACCTATACACGCTAATCTGTAAGTGTTGTCAGATCTGTTACCTTCTAAATTAACATCTTGAAAGCTTAGTATTTCTTGAAAGGCTCTAACATCAGCGGTTGCATCTTTAGGTAGCGCCAAAGTTTGTGCTACATCTGGTGCTAATTTTATCCCATTTTCCCTGGATAAAATATCGTGCATCATCTCATCTGGCAAGTAAGTAAGCTCTTTAAAACCCCTTGTCATTATTGATAAGCTGTAACTATTACCATTTGGTAGTACAGAGGCCGGTATTACAACTTGTCTTTTGATAGATTTAAACTCTACACTTGGGAAATCTCTTAGGATATTCGATACAGGTAAATCTAAATACTTATCTTTTTTCTTATAATATAAATGTTTCCCTCCGCTGGCTGTATTAACTACAATAGAAGCATTAACTATTAAGTCGAATTTGTATTTCTCGGATAGTAAGTTTAAATTTTTGTCGCCAAGTTTTTCGCCGTCTTCACTGTGATTATCAACATCTACTATTATCATATTATCTGGTATGACAAAGCCAGCAGATAAGCATTTATCATATTCGCCATTGTCTAACTTAGCTTTTGATTGCTGTAATGTTGTTTTCTGCCAATTTTTACCAAAGGGTATTTTACCAGTTAATGGCGTGATTACTAATCCGGCTTTGTGATAGCTTTCTATTACTTGGGTTAATGGAGTGTTTCGTTTTTGAATTGTCATGTTTATTCATCGGTAGAAGTTGAGGAAATCATTGAGCGTTGGACAGCCATTGCGGCATTTCGCTCTAGTTGTGCCTCAACTTTATCCAA